TTGTTTTATCAACTGTCCATCTCCACCCGTACCTGACTGCAGAAGTTGTGAGATCGGTGAAGGTCTTTGTCTCAACTGTTGTCCAGGCCCCACCGCCAACCTCTCTATATTGCACAAGGACAACCACACTCTGAGCTGTGCGTGATCCATCTGTGGCATACTGTACGAGGCCGCGAGGGAAATTTACGTCAACTGATAACTCGTCAACATTTGCCTTGGCGGTTCGCGCAATCTGCCCCCCAGCAGAGGAGAGAATCGTTCCGATGGAGGTCTGAGTCACAGTCGAAGGGAATAGTATCGGAGCCGTATCGGTTGACCATCCTTCTTTTGTCTCGATCTCATAATCACTATATGAGGACAGGAGCGTATCGCCCAGCTTGATGTCCTCGATTTTTAGAGGTCCGTACCCCCAAACCACAAGCATCCTCAAATATTCGTCTGAGCCGACTAATTCAGTATAGGATTTCGCACCAAGGGGAGGATAGGCTTTATGTATTCCGAGGTTGACCGGAACCGTCCCCCACGGCTTCTCTTTGTTTGAGCTTGCACCGATTGAATAAGTGTCGGAATCGTTATAAGATTGAGCCGCTGAAACTGCTGATGAGCCATATTTAACCGGAGCAATGGCATTGACAAGAAGCGACCCAGCGGTCATGACCCCAGCCGCGACAAGAGAAGAGACTGCCATTGACCCAGCAGTATATGTTGTGACACCAGCAGTGGTAACGGTGGCACCATAAGCAGCAAGATAACCCTGACCAGAGGCTACAGCCGCCACTATCACCGCAATCGTCAAGAGAGTTCTGAGCGGATTCTTCCCACCCCCTCCCCCACCATGCAAGGGGACGCTTATCAGGACATGGGAGTCAATAGAAGGCACAACCCCCCACTTTTCACGGGGGATAGGTACACCGTCAACCTCAACAATAACATAGAGGTCTGGATAAAGAGAGGCGACTATTTCATGGATAGATGCGCCATGAGGAACTTGTGCGACCTGCGGCGCATGAAAAGAAAGAGGAGATACAATTATTTCTCTGTTTTCCATCTATAGAATCCTTCAATCTTTTGTTTCCATTGTAAAGAGGTGAACTCTTCAATCGTGGAGTTGATACCGTCCATTACATGTAACATTGTTCGCCTGCCTATAACAACCCCGCAGTGATAAACCATGCTTCCTGTTCTGAGTAAGATTACATCAAAGGGGAGAGGTTTATCAACCTTCTGCCATGCCTTCTTTGTTTCCCTGATATGCTTAGTCACTTTTCTCAAAGACGCCAGGGATCCATCAACAAAGATTCCAGAGAAATCGGGGAGGTCGATATTTAACTTGTCCTTGTAGACCATAACCACCAATCTCCAGCAATCTATCCCATTTCGGTCATTTCCATCCTTGAGATATGGTATTCCTATGTATTCATCAAAGCTAATCATATCAACAGCTTACCGACCCTCACAAATGCCCCACAATCCATTATCTCGACCTTGCCTATGTGTTACTATCAGAATAAACCCGGAAAATAGCCAGGTGTGAAACTGCCTGCCGGATATGGCTCGGATTCTAGCGTTTCAAGTCTAAGTGTCCCGGTAATCGTAGTTGCATTGTATGAAATATTCGTCAATTGAAATTCAGGCCATGAAGCATCTATCACATCAAGAGCGTTGTCCATTACGATATCCACTTTGCAAGTCACAGGTGTGTAAATGCTTCTGATTGTTTCTGTATAAGCTCTGTGGACATTATCAATCTCGAGTTGCATCTCACCCGGTCCTTCGTCTGTATCATCAGGGAGTTTGATTCTCACCGGAAGAAAAACATAATCCAAGCTGTCCGATGTAGTGCCGTAAACCTTCTCCGTGTCCGTGGTCAGTTCCGTCAATTCTGCCGTTGGGTCTGTGCTGATTCTGATATCATCCCCAAGATCATCATGGGAGAGGGTGATCAGGGCGATAGGAACTCTGCCTGTTTCCGGGGCGTTAGCGGCCTGTCTGAAATTTAACGATGTGGTTGTCATGGCAAGACCTCCAAACTCAAACTGACTTCATACTCGTCTTCAACTTTCGTCCAACTTGGAACTTCCTTGAATCTCATTTCACAGGCCACGGAATGAGCCGGGGGGGTTGTCCATGAGAAGCGGAGAGAGCCACCCAGAAGAGTTGTGTTAAAGAATGTCTCAAAGGTTGCCAGTTGCGCCGCTGTCATAATCATCGTGCCGGATACAGGTGACACTCCAGCGGTGAACCGCCGCCGTATTTTTGCAGGCCCGGCATCCATCTCACTCTTAATGGTAACCGCTGGGGGCGACTGACCGTATCCGGCTACAAATAGTTCCTGAGGTAAATTCACATTCCATGCTGGTACTGACATATTATCTCCTCGTTAATCTCTGTGAAGCGCCAAAATTCTGCCTCATAGACTTATTTGATTGACTCCCGAATTTTCCGAGATTCTTGGCGACTGCTTGATCTATCATTACATCAAGAGTAGGGCTTCCGTCCGCTGTGGTGCCTTGTTTCGTCTCTACGCTGTCCCCTGTGGTGTTGTAGATATTGACTTGCATACCGCCACCGCCGGAAGACTCCACTCCGAGATTCCCGTTAGCCATCCTTGTTAAAGGCATTGCCGCTTCTGCCCCGGCCTCTCTAACAATCGCAGCGCCTTGAGCCATCGGGAAAACTGTAGGCTTGGTGAATACCCCACCCTTTGCGAAGGGGAGTACCTTGCCGCCCTCGAAAGCGTTACCTTTGGCGGACCTTTGCCCCGGCCCCTGATAAGCAAAACTGCCGCCGCCAAAATTCATACCTGCGATACCCCTGAACAGCGGCCCCATGATCTGCTCTTGAATCATCATCCGTACAAGGTCTTCAATCATTGAATCTATCATGTCGGAGAAAGATGCTTTTCCATGCAGGGCGAAATCTGTCATAGCTTGAGAGGACTGCGCCCCGAATCCATTCACTGCATCTGTAAGGGTTTCCATTGCGGTTTTGCCGGTGTCGGAGAGGTCTTCCATCGCCTTCTTTTCAGCTTCGCTCAGGTCTTCAAAGCTCTTTTCCGTCAGTTTCACGCCTTCGGCAATGTCGGCCATCATCTGCTGGATAGCTTCATACGTTGCTATATCCGCCGCCCACCTTGCTTCCTGTGCTGTGGTTGCTTCTTTGGCTGCTTCCTTCTCGGCAAGCGAAGCATCTATTTTAGCCTGTGCCTGCGTTCTGATTGCTTCGGTGTTCTTGCGTCTCTGCTCGTCCTCGTCCTGCATCCGTTTCATAGAGGCTTCCATACGGGTTTGCTCGGCCTTCCCCTCTCTTTCCTTCTGGGCCTCCAAGTTAGACAGTTCGTCTCTCAGTCTCTGGATGTAAATCGGAGAAGTCTTAAAAGCATCGAACATCTGACCTGTGTTTGCTGCTTCAAGCCCTTCCAGTTCTTTTCGGGTTTCGTTAATCTGCTGCTGTAGGGATTTTCCAAAGAGTGCATTACCAACGGCTCCAAGCCCTACCCATGCGGCCATCAAGGTTCCCGCATCGTCTTTCGCCAGCTTCATCACAGCGATGGTTTCATTGAGCCAGGGTATCAGGTCAAGAGCAATCCCCCGCCCTGCACCCTGAGCTGACTTCATCATAATATCTAACTGGTCATTGAGATAGGCGGCTTCCAAAGCAGTCTTTGTGGAAATAACAAGCCCCATCTCCTCGGCTTTCTTCTGGAGTTTTTCGATTCCTTCCCGGCCACCATTCAGGAGCGGGATAAGCTCTCCCCCTGCCCTTCCAAAGATCGCCATTGCATAAGCGGTCTTTTCTGCCCCGTCTTCCATGCCCTTGAATCTATCGGCAATGTCGAGCATGACCTGATCTGATTTTCTGAGTACTCCGGCGCTGTCGATGACTTTTAGATTTAAGTCTTCAAAAGCCTCCCTCGCTTCACCGGTTCCTCGTCTTACATCATCCATGTTCTGGGAGAGTTTTTTGACACCCTTTGCGACGGCTTCAAGGGTAGTTCCACCCTGAGAAGCTACCAGCGCCATTGAGGAAAGATATTCAGAGGTCGTACCAGTGGCCTGTGCGAGCTTCGACATCTTGTCGGCGAGGTCAATTTGTTTCTTGATAAATACTGCGGCGGCTGCGGCGGCGGCTACTATTGCAAAGCCAGCGTATCTATTGAGGGCAGTGGCGGCTTGAGTGAAACTCTTTTTAACCTTACTCATAGCTCTCTGCATACCAGTAGCATTGGTCTTGACAGCACCTTTAGCCTTTTTCATGTCACTGGCAAACTGAGCATGACCTGCGCTGAGTTCAGCTCTTAATGTTCCAATGGGTTCAGCCATCTTATTTCCTCTTTTCCTTCAACGCTGTGGCCTGTAACTGTTTCTTTAAGAGTAGCCCGTCTTTCATTACGCGTTTCCCCCTGTTCAAGCTCTCAAACTTGGGCAATTTCTTTGACCGGGTGAATGCGGCGATCATCCACGCCTGTTTATCTGACCTCTCGAGCGTGGCCTCCATTGCGATTCTGGTCTGGTACGGGGTCAGGGTCCAGAATTCTACCGGAGAAATACCCGCGACAACCGCCGTGCGATATGCCTGAGCCAGCCAATCAGGGTCCGCTTTTTTTTTACCCCGTCATCATCGGGCACCCCCTTATCCCCAAAGTATGCCCACTGCAAAGCCTGTTGAACATCGTTTGTGAAGGGTATCAATGGGGGCGATAACTCCATGATCTTCTCAGGGGTCATCTCCGGGTGACGTTCCCGCAGGCCGGCCGATCCGACAAAGGCCACGGTTTCAGGCTGGAATAAATTAGGCGAGTCTCCGTACTTCTCTGCCACCTCTGCAAGCACCGCCCAGGTGTATCGGAGAGAATACGACTTACCGTCAATGTCTATACGCTTCATTCCGGTTATCATGCCAGTGTGAGGGCCCCCACCCTATGGAGCGTGATGGACCCGTTCACCTTGTCGTCGACTCCGCCGGAATCGCTGATCGCAATAACGTACCCGGTGAAGCTGTGCGTCGCGTCATCGGAATAGGTAATCCTCCATGTTTTGAGAGTCTTCGCGGCCCTTGCAACTTCGGCGGCCAGCAATCCAGCATCGTCAGAAGTCCAGTTCAAGGCGAAGGTGGTTGCGCTTCCCCTCGGTATGCCG